CGGCGGGCCGGCCGAGGAAGCCGGCCGGCTGCGCTACATCGACGGCTGCAGTGATTCGCTGCTCGTCTGCCCGTCGAAGATCGGCGAGCCGTGCCTGAACCTCCTGCATCTGCCGGCGGGGATTCATCAGACCGCGCACACGCATCCGTCCGACCGGATCGGGATCATTCTCCGCGGCGGCGGCGAGTGTCGGACGCCGGAGGAGACGGTCGCGCTGCGGCCCGGCATGTTCTGGTACATCCCAGCCGGCGGCGTGCACAGCTTCCACACCGCGCACGATTCGCTCGACGTCTTCGCCTGGCATCCGGATTCGGACTTCGGTCCGTCGCATGACGCGCACCCGATGCTGAACCGCACGATTGTGGACGGCGTCGCGGTCAACGATGCTCGGCACGCCGGCATCCGGACCGGCGAGATTCGGGCCTGATGGACTGGCAAGCCTATGTGGTGATCGCGTTTGTTGTCGTGATCATCCCGGCGGTCCTAGTCTGCATGTTGATAGGACGGGGCTGACGTGACGAACCTCGGCGCGATGATGCGGCTCTCGCGCACCGTTCACGGCCGGACCCTGCGCGACCTCGCGGTGGAGGTCGGCGTCGGCCACGCGACACTGGCGCGGCTCGAATCCGGGCGCGCTATCGACGCCGCCACCATGCTGAAGCTGTGGACGTGGATGCTATGCGAGGACGGAAGCCGAAGCCGACCGAGGTCAAGCGGCTCGAAGGAAACCCCGGACACCGGGCGCTGAACGACCGCGAGCCGGAGCTGCCGACCTCCGATGCCTTCGATGAGCCGCCGCCCGAGCTCCTCGCGGATGCGGTCGCCGCGGCCGAGTGGGTGCGGCTGGCGCCGATGCTGCGCACAGCGCGGACCGTTACTGACGGCGACCGCGGCGCGCTGCTCGCGCTCTGCCAGCAGTGGAGCCGGTACCTCGACGCCAACAAGCGCGTCGACCTCGCCGGCATGGTCATCAAGGCGCGGTCCGGCTATCCGATGCCGAACCCCTACATCGCGATTGCGAACCGCTGCCTGAACCACTGCGTGAAGCTGTGGGCGGAGCTGGGCTTGACACCCTCGAGCCGCGCGCGCGTGCAGACCGCGGACGGACCCGGCCTCGGTGGCGATGCGTTCTCGGAGTTCGACACGCCGCCATCGAGGGCGCCGCATTGAACGTCGTCGATGCCTACGCGAGCCGCGTCGTGCGCGGCCGCGTGCTCGCCGGCAAGTACCACCGGCTGGCGTGTGTCCGGCATCAGCGCGACCGCAGCCGCGAAGGGACGCGCGCCTTTCCGTATCGGTTCGACATCGCGCGCGCGGATCGGTTCATCCGCTTCGCCGAGAAGCTGCGGCACTACAAGGGCGAGTGGGCCGGTCAGCCCATCGTGCTGCAGCCCTACCAGAAGTTCCGCCTCGGATCGCTCTTCGGCTGGGTGCATGTCGAGACCGGCCTGCGGCGGTTCCGGACGTCCTACAACGAGATTCCCCGCAAGCAGGGCAAATCCCTCGAAGCCGCCATCGTCGCGCTCTACGTCACGTTCTTCGACGGCGAGGGCGGCGCCGAGGGCTACACCATCGCGATGAAGCGCGAGCAGGCGAAGATCGTCTGGGGCGACGCGGCGCAGCTCGTCAACCGCTCCGGTCTCCGCAGCCGGATCAACGTGCTCGCCGGCAACCTGCACCGTGCGTCGACCGCCTCGAAGCTGCAGCCGCTCGGCGCGGACAAGGACAGCACCGACGGGCTGAACCCGAACCTGATCATCGTCGACGAGTTCCACGCGCAGAAGAACCGCGGTCTGCTCGACGTCATGGAGACGGCGACCGGCTCGCGCGAGCAGCCGGTCAACTACCAGATCACGACGGCCGGCGCCGACGTCCAGACACCGTGCGGCGAGCAACACGACTATGCGACCAAGATCCTCGACGGCGTGCTGCAGGACGAGACGTTCTTCGCGTTCATCGCCCACGCCGATCCGGAGGACCTCGACGGCGAGGGCTGGCTGCAGCCGCGAACGTGGCGGAAGGCCAACCCGAACTACGGCGTGAGCGTGAAGCCGGCGGACCTGCGCGCGCTCGCGACCAAGGCGCGGCACATGCCGGCGGCGGCGAACGCCTTTAAGCAGAAGCGGCTCAACGTCTGGGTCCACAGCGATGCGCCGTGGCTCTCGCTGGAAGGCTGGCGGCACGGCCAGTCCGCCTGGACGCCGGAGCAGCTCCGCGGCGAGCCGTGCTGGATCGGCGTCGACATGAGCAGCAAGATCGACTTGACCGCGGTGGTCGCCGTGTTCCGGCCGCGCGAGGACGTCGCCGGCCGCGAGCGCTGGCGCGTGGTCGCGTGGTGTCTGACGCCCGAAGAGACGTTGAAGGATCGCGCGCTGCGCGACCGGGCGCCCTACGCGGAGTGGGTCAAGGCCGGCTACCTCCGGACCAACCCCGGCAAGCGGATCGATCAGGCCGTCGTCCGCGAGCTGATCGATGCCGCGGCCGACGTCTACGACGTGCAGCAAATCGGCATCGATCCGTGGAACGCCGGCAACCTCGTGGTCGACCTGACCGATGCTGGCTATCAGCCGGTCGAGATCCCGCAGACCACGCAGCAGCTCTCCGCGCCTGCGAAGGACTTCGAGGCGGACGTCCTCGACGGGCTGGTGGACGCCGCGGCCAACCCGCTGATGCTCTGGTGCGTGTCGAACGTGGTCGTGGCCCGAGACGCGAAGGACAACATCTACCCGACGAAGAAACGGAGCCGGGGCCGCATCGACCCCGTCGTCGCCGCGCTGATGGCGCGCAAGCTGGCGCAGATGGATCGCGACGCGCCGGCCGCGGACGATCCCGACCTGCTCGTCGTCGCCTAACCACCCGGGTGCAGCCGGGGAGTTTCCGGGTGCAGCCGCGGAGTAGACACCGCGTTGCCTGTGCGGTATCCTGCTGGCGGTCTCCGTGCCGCCAGCCGACGAGCCGCCGCGCAAACCCGGTCGGCCACCGCTCACACCGAATGAGTCGTCGGTGCGGGTCTCCTTCCGTCTCCCCAGCCACGAGTACGACAGCCTCTACCGTCGCGCGCAGAGCGCCCGCACCGATATGTCGACCGTCATCCGGCGCCGCCTCCGCGGCGACGACGAGGACGAGGACTGAGTTTCGTCACGCGAAAATAGGTACCCCGCCGCCGCCGGTTGATCCTGCCGCCCGATGTGGCAGTGGTGGCAGCAGCTCCGCGGCGCGCCGCCCTGCGTTCTGCAGACCGTCATCGTCAACCTGAAAGACGACCCCAACCTCGCGCTGGAAGGAGTGCTCTTCGGCATGGCCGGCCGCTGGCTCCGCTTGCGTAATGCCTCCGCGATGCGACCCGGCTCGCCGCCAGAGCAGGCGCTCGGCGAGCTGCTGGTGCCGCTCGCGAACGTCGCCTTCATTCAGGCCGTGCCGGCCGACGCGCGGTAATGGCCATCATCCGCGGCTACGGGGGCCTGCAGTCCGTCTCGACGCGGCCGACCGTGTCCTTCAGCAGCCAGCCGGTGATGCCGTCGTGGTCGTACGTCTACACCGAGGCGTACGCCGCCATCTACGCGACGCAGCCCGGCGTCCGGAAGTGCGTGGACTTCCTCGGTCGGAACATCGCGCAACTCGGCCTGCACATCTTCCGGCGCGTGTCGGACACGGATCGCGTCCGGCTGACCGATCACGACCTCTCGCGGTGGCTCGCCGACCCGAACCCCTACACCACGACGTACCGGCTCATCGAGGGCTTGGTCTGCGACCTCGCGCTGTACTTCAACGCCTACTGGCTGAAGGTCCGGCTGACGGCGCCGGACCGCATCGGGCTGGTGCGCATCCCCCCGCCGGAGATGCGCGTCGAAGGCTCGCTGCTGCCGTCGCGCTTCGTCTGGTGCACGCAGGGCGAGGAGACGCCGCTCGACCCGTCCGAGGTCGTGTACTTCAACGGCTACAACCCACAGAACGCGCTGATGGGGCTGTCGCCCATCGAGACGCTGCGCCGCCTCCTGGCCGAAGACATCGCGGCGCAAGAGAACCGGGCCGAGTACTGGCGGAAGGGCGCGCGCTTCGGTGGCGTCATCGAGCGGCCGCTCGCCGCGCCGCGGTGGACGCCGACGCAGAAGGACTCCTTCCGCAGCCAATGGGGCGCGAAGTATCAGGGGCCCGACAGCGTCGGCGGCACGCCCGTCCTCGAAGAGGGGATGACCTACAAAGCGCTGGGCGGCTCGTACCGGGACTCGGAGTACACCGCGGCGCGCAAGCTCTCCGGCGAGGAAGCCGCCTCGCTGTGGCACATCCCGCTGCCGCTCGTCGGCTACCTTGATCACGCGACGTTCAGCAACATCCGCGAGCAGCACAAGCAGTTGTATTCGGACTGCCTCGGGCCGTGGCTGGAAATGATCCAAGCCGGCGTCGAGAAGCAGCTGCTGCCGGAGAGCCGCGACACCGCCGGCATCTACACCGAGTTCAACATCGCCGAGAAGCTCAAAGGCTCCTTCGAGGAGCAGGCGAACGCGCTGCGTGCGCTCGTCGGCCGGCCGCTGATGACCGCGAACGAAGGCCGCGCGCGGCTGAACCTGCCGGAGATGAAGAACGACGCGAGTGCCGACGAGATCGCGCCGCAGCAGGGCGGACCGGCCGCGGCGATGCCGGCGCCCGACGACGTCGCCACCGGCCAGCAGACCGCCGCGGTGGTCCGCGCGCATCTGAGCCGGCACGCCGCGCGGCTCGCGAAGTATCCCGCCGAAGAGCGCGCCGAAGCGTTGAACGTCGGCCGCTGCATCAACGAGCTGACCGACGACTTGCGGCCGCTGCTCGGCCACTCCGCCGCGCTGGCGTGCGCGGTGCGCGTCACCGATCACACGTATCAGCTTCTCGTCGAGGGCCGCGAGGCCTTCGCGGATCGCGAGGACACGCATGCGTAAGAGCGCCTCGTACGACCATCTGGCCGCGTTCGCGGTCGAGCATCCGTGGGCGATCACGCCGACGATGCTCTCGCTCCTGGCCAACATCATCGCCAACCGCATGGCCGGCGAAGCGCCGGAGGAAGCCGCCCTGCTGCGCGCGCAGGAGCTGCGCGCCGCGCGAGAGTTTCCCGTCGCGTCCGGCGGCAGCGTCCGCGTCATTCCGCTGCATGGCGTCATCGCGCCGCGGATGAACCTCATGTCCGAACTCTCGGGCGGGACCACGTTCGAGGCGCTCTCGGCGCAGCTGCAGCAGGCCGAGGCCGACCCGAACGTCAAGAGCATCGTCTTCGACGTCGACTCGCCGGGCGGCAACGTGAGCGGCGCCACCGAGTTCTCGCGGGACGTCATGCGGGTGCGGACCGTCAAGCCGATCTTCGCGCATGTGCATCCGCTCGGCGCCTCCGCGGCGTACCACGCGATTGCCGGCGTCACCGAGATCGTCGCGTCGCCGTCCGCGCTCGTCGGCGGGATCGGTGTGTTCTCCATCTACGACGACCTGACCGAGGCGCTCGCGCAGCTCGGCATCAAGCGCGAAGTCCTCCGCGCCGGCAAGTTCAAAGCGGAAGGCGTCGGCGGCACCGGGCTGACCAGCGAAGCCCGCGAGCACATGACGCACCTGATCGATGGCGCCTACAGCCGGATGATCGGCGACATCGCGAAGGGCCGCGGCGTCACGCCTGCGGCGGTCCGCAACGGCTTCGGCGAAGGCCGCGTGCTCGACGCGGACGACGCGAAAGCAGCCGGCCTGATCGACCGCGTCGGGACGCTGCAGGAAACCATCGACCGCGCGGCG